GGCAGTATCGAGGAAATGGAAACGTTAGAAGACCATGAAAGAAGACGGTGGCAAATAGTTAAAGAACCCGACAATCTTGAATATTGGTAAATCTCAATTATTATAAATAAAAACATTGAGATATATTACGTATTATGTTTTCTTATCATAGGTAAACGAAAAAAAGGACACGATTATGGCTAATCAATTCGCGTCTCCAAACATTACAGTCAAAGAAATTGATTTATCTGGTGTTGTACCAGCAGTCGATACTTCTACTGGCGCTTATGTAGGAGACTTTAATTGGGGACCAATTGACCAACCAGTTTTAGTTTCGAACGAAGCTAGATTGGCAGAACAATTCGGTTCTCCCGTATTGTCAACTAAATCATCATTAGATTTTTTAACTGCTTCATACTTCCTTAAGTATGCTTCTACTCTTTATGTTGTGAGAACTCATGAGGGCGCAAAAAATGCTGCTCTTGTAGGAACTCAATCCGTAACTAGTGTAACAGTAAGTGGCACAAACAACAACTACACTGACACTCCAACTATTGGTTTCACTGGTGGTAGTGGTAGTGGCGCAGCAGCAACGGCAACAATGGAAATTAAATCAATTTCTATTGGAGATGCAGATGGATCAGGTTATATTGCTGGGGAAACTTTCCAAATTGATATAGGAAATGGGACAAACGCATCAGCAAAAGTAACTAGCATCGATTTGAATGGTGCGGTTACTGGACTTTCTTTGCAATCAGGCGGAAGTTTTTCCGGAACTCTTGCATCTCTTGACGAAGTACCAACCGTTAACCAAAGTGTAGCAGGAGACGGTAATTTAACTGTTGATGTTACAGTCGGTATTAAATCTGTAAAGATGACAGATACTGGTACTGGTTATTCAGGAACACCTACTGTCACTCAATCACCTTCCGGTAATGCAACTCTGACTGCTGTTGTAGTATCAGACGGTAGTTTGGTTAAGAATTCAGCAGATTGGGACTATTTAAGGTCTGGTCTTGCAGACGAGCAATTAATTGCTAAGTATGCAGGGACGGCAGGAAACAGTTTACAGATTTCAGTCTGCCCAACGTTAGGTTCTGGTTTTACTGGTTGGACCTACAAAGAGGAATTCGAAAGTGCGCCCGGAACTTCTGCTTACGTAGCAAACGCATCTGGTGATGCAAGCGCAAACGATGAAGCACACATTGCGATAGTTGATGAAGATGGTGTTTTTTCCGGAACTCCCGGAACAGTCCTTGAAACATTTGCCTATGTTTCTTTAGCAGGAGATGCTAAAACCTCAGACGGAACGTCTAACTATATCCTTGATGTATTGAATGCTAGGTCTAATTTTGTATGGGCAGCAGACATTGCTAATATTAGTGAGTTAGGTGATGCATCTGCATCATTTACTGCGGCAACATCAGGTGTTCAAAATTATTCTTTGACTGGTGGAACAGATAGTAACACGCTTGATGAAGGTGATGTTATTACTGGATTTGAACAATTTGAAGATACCGAAACTATTACAGTAGACTATTTGATTGCTCGCGGAATGAGCAGTGAACTAGAACAAGTAACAGTTGTTGCTAACCTTGTTTCGATTGCTGCAGCAAAAAGAAAAGATTGTGTAGTATTGTCTTCTCCTCCAAGAGATGCAGTACTTAATCAATCTAGCGTTACTAACATTGCAAATGCTATTGAACAATTTTCTAATGCAGTATCTGCATCTAACTACTTGATTCTTGACAGTAACTGGTTCAAAGTTTATGATAAGTATAAGGATGCTTATACCTTTATTCCTGCGTCAAGTTCAACTGCTGGTCTGTTAGCACTTACAGATCAAGTAGCAGCACCATGGTTCTCTCCTGCTGGACAAAGACGAGGACAATACTTCGGTGTTACTTCTCTTGGTTGGAATGCTTCTCGCGAATACAGGGACCAACTTTACAAAGTGGGTGTTAACCCAATTGTAAATCTTCCTGGTCAAGGAATATTGTTATACGGAGATAAAACAAAAGAGTCTCGTCCAAGTGCGTTTGATCGTATTAATGTTCGAAGACTTTTCCTTACTATTGAAAGAGCAATCAAACAGGCATCTGAAAATGTTTTGTTTGAATTCAACGATGAATTTACTCGATCAGAGTTTGTCGGAATTGTTGAACCGTTCTTGCGAGAGATCCAAGGAAGAAGGGGGATTACTGATTTCAGAGTTGTGTGTGATGAAACAAACAACACTGCGGCAATCATTGATTCGAATCGTTTCGTAGCAAACATCTTCATTAAACCAGCACGTTCAATTAACTTTATCACACTTAATTTTGTGGCAGTTAGAACGGGTGTTGCGTTTGAAGAAGTCGTTGGCGTAGTATAAGGAGAGTCTAGATGGCAATTTTAGGAGTCGATGACTTTAAGTCAAAATTAACCGGTGGCGGTGCACGACCCAATTTATTTAAGGTAACCTTAAATTTTCCAACTTATGCTGGGGGAGATGTCGAACTGACATCTTTCCTTTGCAGAACTGCTCAGTTACCCGCTTCGACAACGGGTGTCGTTGAGGTTCCATTTAGAGGACGTATTCTCAAAATGGCAGGTGACAGATCGTTTGAAAATTGGACTGTTACCATAATGAATGATACGGGATTTGTTTCTCGCGATGCAATGGAAAGATGGTTGAATGGAATTAACTCTCACTCTGCTAATACAGGGTTGGTTAATCCAGCAGATTACCAAGCAGACCTGATAGTTGAACAACTAGATAGGAACGAAGATGTATTGAAAAAATATACTTTCAGGGGATGTTTCCCAGTCAGTGTAAGTTCGATTGCTTTGGACTATGATCAGGCAACTGCAATTGAACAGTTCGATGTTGAATTTGCTGTTCAATACTGGGAATCAAACACAACCAGTTAATAGTGTTATAGATATAGGGAGTCTTAATTGACTCCCCTTATTTTTTCCAACGAGGATTACATGGCAGACAATACGTTATTCAAAGCTTTTGGTTTTGAAATCAAAAGAAACAAAAAAGATGTGAAACCAGATCTAAAATCTGTAGTTCCACCTACGGATCCTGATGGTGCAGGATATGTAACGTCTTCTGCTGGTTACTTTGGACAATACGTTAATCTTGATGGAGATAATGCAAAAGATCAACATCAATTGATCATGCGATATCGTGGGGTTTCTACGAACGCAGAAGTTGATATGGCAATTGATGAAATTGTTAATGAAAGTATTACCTCATCTGAATTAGAGATGAACGTACAATTAAATTTAGATGAGATTGAAGCAACGACTAAAATCAAAAAGACCATGACAGATGAGTTTAAAAATATTCTTTCTATGTTAAACTTTTCTGATTTAGGACATGATATTTTTAGGTCTTGGTATGTTGATGGAAGAATATTTTATCATTTGTTAATAGATGAAAAGAATCCTAAACAGGGCATTAAAGAAATTCGAAATATTGATGCATCAAAAATTCGTAAAGTAAAAAACATTAAGAATAAAAAAGATCCTAAAACCGGTGTAAAAATTATTGATACCGTAGAAGAATTCTATATCTACGAAGAGAAACCGGGAGCACAGAATCAAGCAGGGGCAGTTAAGTTTTCTACTGACTCTATCACATGTGTTACGTCTGGTCTATTAGACGAAACCAAAAAGAAAGTAGTTTCACATTTACATAAAGCATTAAAACCTATAAACCAGTTAAGAATGTTAGAAGATTCTCTGGTTATCTATCGTCTTGCTCGTGCACCTGAACGTCGAATTTTTTATATTGACGTGGGTAATTTACCACGCGGTAAATCTGAACAATACATGAAAGACATCATGGCAAAGTACCGTAACAAGTTAGTGTATGATGCGAACACTGGTGAACTTAAAGATGATCGCAAACACATGTCTATGCTGGAAGATTTCTGGTTACCTCGCCGTGAAGGTGGTCGAGGCACAGAAATTTCAACGTTGCCTGGTGGAGATAATCTTGGTCAGATAGATGATATATTGTATTTTCAAAAAAGATTGTATCGTTCATTAAATGTTCCTGCTCAAAGATTGGAACAAGAAAACAATTTTTCTCTTGGTAGATCTAATGAAATTACCAGAGACGAAATAAAATTTCAGAAATTTATCGATAGGTTACGTCGAAAATTTTCTCATGTGTTCTTAAATATTTTAAAGAAACAGTTGATGCTGAAAGGCGTTATCACAGAACAAGATTGGGATAATTGGAAAACTGATTTCAATATTGATTTTGTAAGAGACAATCATTATGTCGAATTGAAAGAATCTGAAATCATGAGAGAACGTCTCGGTTTGATGAGCGAGGCAACTCAGTTTGCTGGTGAGTATATCTCGAAAGAATGGATCTGGAAAAATGTTTTAAGATTAGATGAAGACGAGATCGATGCCATCCAGAAACAAATGGATAAAGAAGATAACGAAGGTGCTATTGATACTGAAGAAATTCCTAGTAACGAACCTCCTGCTGCGCCAGAAACACCAGTATCTCCGCAATCTTCACCAATTAATATCAATGTTAACGGTGGAGAAGTAGATAAGAAAAAACCTGAAAAGAAAGAACATTATATACCTACTCACGAAGATGAACTGACAGAAGAACTGACTAGGTATATGGCAAAGATCAATGAGCAAAATTGATACTATTTCTACTGCGTTTTCGGTTATACATACGCAAAAAGAAATTGAAAAATTAGAGAACAAAGTCTTTGAAGTTCTTGAAGAGGTCCAAACTATACGTGGTCCTGCGGGTCTAGACGGAAAGCAGGGTCCGAAAGGAGATAAAGGTGTCAAAGGAGATCGAGGAGATACTGGTGATCAAGGAATTGCCGGTGCTGACGGAGAATCCGGACGTGACGGCATTGATGGCAAAGACGGTGATAGAGGCGAAAAGGGCGAGACTGGAGAACAGGGATTACAAGGTCTTCAAGGACTCAAAGGCGATAAGGGCGATATCGGACCTGTGGGCGAAACTGGTCTGCAAGGTGAAAGGGGACTAACAGGTGATACAGGAAAGACCGGAGCCAAAGGAGACACTGGAAAAACTGGTGAGCGGGGCGCGATGGGCGCTCAAGGCGATGCTGGTCCAAAGGGAGACGTGGGGTTACAAGGCATCCAAGGAATACAGGGTCTCAAAGGAGACAAAGGAGATACTGGACTTCGTGGAGAAAAGGGAGAGCGGGGAGAGCAAGGACCACAAGGAATACAAGGTGAAGCAGGACCCGATTACAAAGAACGATTTGAAGAAGCTCTTACCAGATTCAATGAGCAATTAACAGAAAACAAGAACACT